ACATCTGCAAAGATACGCAATGCATTGACTACATTCTGGGATAACAAAGATGTATGGCAACAGTACGCATCGATGCCAGTATCACCATCACAAGCAGAGCATTTCCTCAAGGCTACAATATGTCAGCGTCATACTCACACAACAAACACCAAGTTCAACGAAACTAAATTGGAAAAGCTTATGGGTTTGTACAACACAGAATCACAGAAACTTGGCCGTAATAAATGGGCATTATACAATGCTCTTACTTGGTGGTCATCGCATGCTGAAGATGCTAATCATCCACACCGAGCAGAGGTACTTCGCCACAACGAGGTAACCAAAGCCATCTCGTCTGCTAGATGGGAGGGCATCGGAAAAAGCCTAACCTAATTCCCATATGGGAATAGCTGTCTACTAAAAACCCATTGATAAATTTGTCCTATTATTATTGATGGGATTTGCCCTTTAGTAGACAGCATCTATCACAACAACAAAGGAGAACACTATGGATTCATTTAATGAATATCTAACATCACTAATCGGTCAATCAGTTGAACGAGAGTGTGATGCAGTCAACATTGCCAATGCAATTTGTGACTTGGCTACGTCAGTACACAGACCTAGCTTTGTAGAAAGCACCAAGAAACAATGGCATAAATGGCAAGAGCAACCAATGCTAGAGCATTATGGTATAACAGATAAAGTAAAGGAGTATAGCCATGAATAGACCGGAAACATTAACAGTAACATTATCTTTATTAGAATGGAGAGTTATATTAGATGCATTAGCACAAGCTAACACAGATGCTAATCATGACGATAAAGATAATGCACCACGTGGATGGGCAGCAGATTCCATACTTGCAAAGTATGCATATGCATGTTTACCAACACATGATCGTTATAAAAATGTTTCAATCGAAACATTAAAACAATTAAAAATAATACATCCATATGATTATGAAACCAATGATTATTACAAGGAGAATACGAATGAGTAGACTAAGTGATCAGTGTATAGAAGTTGAGCAACGCTTCGGTGAGTTGCTTGAAGAGATGACCAACGAGCAGGCCATCGAGCATATACGCAAAGAGTATAGTGTGTCACATGCCTTTGCATGTGCTGCACTTCTAAAACAATGGAATGAAGAGGATGATGCATCATGTCTCATCCAGTAAATGATACAATATATGATGCTATTGTAGATCATATATCCGGCATGACATTAGATGAGTTTCAAAACCAATGTGAAGAACACAAACTAAACACAAGTTGTATAGATGGATTAGCTAACAACTTAATGCAACACTTAATAGAGGAGAAATTTAAATGACAAATGTTGTAGCAGAAATAATTAAAAAGAATACTGATACTGCCAATAACTATGGCAAGCTAACTGCTTTGTATCAAGTATTAAATTTTATTCAGAGAGAGATAAATAAATTAGAATCTGAATTACCTCCTGAAGATAAATAAATTATATGCTTGCACATACTGCATATATGCAGTAGTTCTGTATGTATGGTATTGTGCAAGTATATACAGCAGCTTCAAGACATAGCTTCCGATAATAATGTGCGTTTGAAAGACATGTTTATTGTAGCAGGTGTACCTACCAGTACATACTATAGAGCAATGAACGGAATGGATTTAAGATTTGACACAGCACAAAGAATACTCGAAGCATTCAGACATGTTCAACTACAGGGCAACACCAGTTCCCATCAATCCTAATTGGAAGGAATTGGTTTCGTCACTAGTAAATAAACGTAACGAAATGCAATTATCTCAAGAAGCATTAGCTTACAAGATTGGATGTGCCGATAGCCTAATAGGTAAGTGGGAAAGATATGAACGCTTACCTTCAGGCTTTATGCTTTTAGATTGGATTGAAGCTTTAGATTGTAAGCTTAAAGTTCAATGAAGAAATGTGATGTGTGTGGTACACACAGCAGATACTTTACGAAAGTAAAGAGCAGTAGAACTTTCTTCATTTGTTTTAATTGTAAGGAGAAATCAAATTGGCAAGCACATCTAGCAGAAAAGGAACATACCATGAGAACTTCTTCGTCAAACTCTTCAACTCGTGGAAGATCAAAACAAAGCGTCAGCCTCTTAGTGGAGCGTTGGGAGGCGAATATAAAGGCGACCTTGTCATCAACCTCAACGGACAAGAAGTAATCTGTGAAGTAAAGTATCGTAAGAATAGCAGCTTCCCATCCCCATTCACAACAATGATCAACCGGGATGCTGTTATATATAAGAGAGGTGGTAATACAGAACCTAGATGGGTAATGTTTTTATCAGAGTCAACAGTAAAGAAACTATGGAGAACCAAATGAGAAGTGTTGAAACATAAGTATGTCCTTTAAAAATATCCAAGGTATCTTGGATGCTGATGTTGGTGATCCAGTAGCCAAGCTTGTGCTATTGACAATCAATCATTATGCTAATCAAGATACCATGATTGCTTATCCATCCATCAGTACGATTGCAAACAAGTCAGGTCTGAGTGAACGAACTGTAATTCGTAAGCTTGAATACCTAGTAAATAAAAAGTTTTTGATTCGCAAACGTCAGGGTAAAAATCAGGTAAACATATATAGAGTACGGAAGTGTCAGGCTGTCACCGTGGAAGTGACAGAGTGTCACTCAGAGGGTGACACAATGACACACGAACCTACTAATAACATACTATCTAACAGAGAGAAGGGCAATGCAGTTACAATTAAGCCACAACAAAAGACAAGTAGCTTTAAAAAGTCTAACAACTACAACTCCAAAAGAGATCGAGCAAAAAGTTCTTTCTTCTTTGGCATCAATTCTAAACTACGAGGAAGTACTTAACAATGACTTTAGTGTGCGTGGATACAAACTACTAGAGCAGCCTAGCCGTGGGCAAATAGATAAGGCTTTAAATGTACTTGCGTATGCCATGACACCCATGCCATCTGAACAAATGCAACAAGAACTACTCAAGTGTATGATGGTAATGGTCAAGCCATCACAGGAATCACAGGCAGATATTGCTATGCGTATACGTTTGATTGCTGAAGGCTTGCAAGATTATCCTGCCGATATATTCTTGCATGCCGTTAAACATATTTCAAAGACTAAAACTTTCTTCCCAAGCTTGTCAGAGTTTCGCAATGCAGGTGAATGGCGATACCAAAAGCGTGTCAAGCTAATGGAGATGTTAGAATTAGCCCAAAAAAATGCAGAGTAGGGCTAGTATTTGGTGCAATAATGCAGTAAAATAAAACAAAAAGGAGAACACAATGAGCGTAGTTAATCTAAAGCCACCGGTTCGTGACCCCAAATGGCGAATGGGATTCATCGGTGGATCAGATGCAGTCAAGATAATGAGTGGAGACTGGCATCAGTTATGGTTAGAAAAGACTGGTCAAGGTGAACCAGTAGATTTATCTGATCAATTCAATGTACAACTAGGTACATACACAGAAGACTTTAACATTGCTTGGTTTGAGCATGAGTACAATTTGCAAGTGCTTGCTTATCAGCATGAGGTATCCACTACAATAGATGGTGTACCTTTCAAAGCTACACTTGATGGTGTACTCAAAGAAGATGGTGTAGATGTTGGCCTTGAATGTAAACATACCAGTTCATTCAGAAAGTTTGATGACATACTTGCTTACTATACACCACAGATACAACTGTATATGAAGGTAGCCAAGCTAGATAAAATGTATCTATCTGTTATCTTTGGTAACCAATGGGAGTGCAAGCTAGTTGAACGCAATGAAGATGAGTGGCAACGCATGTTACCTATACTCAAAGACTTTTGGAATCATGTTGTAAACAAAACACCACCTCAATCAGATATGCCAAATGAATTACCTACTGGTGTACAGCATATGACCATAGACAATATGGTTACACGTGATGCTAGTACAGATAATGAATTTAAAGATAAAGAATATTATTATCTATGTCACTTTGATGATGCACAAATATTTGATGATGCAAAAAAACGTCTTAAAGCTTTGATCAAACCTAATGAACGTGAGGTTTACACAGACAAACTATCAATCAAACGCAACAAACGTGGTGCATTAACCATACATATTAAGGAGATAAACGATGGCTAAATATAAAGTACAGACTATAGAAACTACAGAACATTTCTATATTGTTGAAGCTACTTCATTGGAAGAAGCTGAAGAGATATACATGCATTATGATCCAGTTAGTAGTCATCCTAAAAGCGAGGATGTTGAATCAGTTATGAGTGTACAGCCATGATGACATACCGAGAAAAGAAAAACAAATGGTGGGAGTATCATAAAGATAACCCACATGTATACGAATACTTCAATCAGTATACACACGAAGCTATTAATAGTGGTGCAAAGAAATGTTCACCATGGTTAATCGTAGGTCGTATCAGATGGGAAACAGCCATCACTACGTCAGACGTAGACTTTAAAATAAGTAATGATTATATAGCCTTTTATTCTAGGCTATTCATGCATGAGAATCCAAAGTATAAAGGATTCTTTAAAACTAAACCAATGAAAGGAGAGACTCTTGTCTAATCAAAATAAAAATGGGGTCAAGCCCACAACAAACTCAACCCCGGGTGTCAACGTGGGAGAACACAAGACAAATAACAGTACCAAAAATACTGAGCCTTGTAAATCACTTAAAGAAGCAATGTCTAAATTTCAGCAGTTAAATATATCTGCATTGAAAAGTAGTAGCAATCCATTCTTCCATAGTAGCTACGCAGACTTAACAAGTGTTATCAATGCTGCCAATCATGGAGCAGAGTTTGG